TTGTGAAAATGTTAACCCTGACATAAAATTATATAGATATGAATTAGTGTCTACTGATCCAAATGAACCTTGTTCACTACTAGTAAATACTCTTGGAAGGCTATTCATAAAGGTTGTTTGTACGTTGTGATTTGAAGGTACAATTGCAGTTATAGAACCCGCAACTCTCCAAACACTTTGGTCAGTAAATAAAAATACTCGATAGTAAGTTTGTCTTCCAGGAATTAGTGGAACATCTGATGGATTATCTTCTCCGTCAATGTATTCTGCACGAGATACCGTTCCTTCTGTAGCAAACTCATCAAAAATTATAATTCCATCTTCTGCAGTTTCTGGAAATCCAACTTGACTTCTTAGTAATCTTATTCGAGAAAAATCACCTCGAGGGGTTTGCCAACCTATTAAAACTTTTGTAAAGTCTAAAACCAATACAGACATTGGCTCTACAGAAAAAGCGAGTTTAACAAACGCACCATAATTGGTAGCGCCGTAATAATTTATACCATATTTAGCCATAAAATTTTTACGCTACATTTCCAAATACAATCCAACTGTCATTTGCAATTTTTAGTAATGTAGCAACTCCATATCTTTCAGTAATATTAATAGAACTTGTAATTGCTGCTCCGTTCACGGTTACTCCAGCCGCTCCCTCAATCGTAACCGTTCCTGTTCCATTTTGAATTAACACAATAATTTGTCCAATAGTAAACTCATCACTTGCATCAGCGGGAATGGTTACAGTTATAGAACTGCTGCTTGAGAACACAAAAGTATCTGCCGCAACTGTTGTGTCTAAAGTTAAAGATGTTCCAATCTGATTACTAATCGTTTTTTGTTGTGAGTTAGCAACTGCTACCGCAATACCCGCCCACTCAGATCCTGTCCATACCTTAGAAGTCTTATAACTCATACAATAGCCCCCATTAAAATTAAAATTCCAGCATCAGAAGATAAAATATCTTCATTATTTTCTAAAGCAGCGCTAGAGGTTGAGTCTACCCAGATGGTTCCAGCAGCATACTCGGAACCAGTTGGTTGAGTTGCTGCGTAAATAACTGGTACTAACTCTTTGCCTCGTGTTTGTATGGTTCCGTCTGGAAGAACTTTAGTTACAACTGCCGAGGCTGAGGTTTGGAATTCAACAAGGTTTGCGGTCTGACTAGCCCTTGCTCTTACAACGAGACCTTTTACTCCAATAGCAGATGAGATAATTACTGAACCACCTACATCAGAAACATATTCGTCATACACATCTTTAAGACCATACTCAATATTTGCAAGACGATCTTTTAAGGTGTCCCAAGAGGTAGTTACAAAATCAACATTTCCTACCCAACCTGAGCCTGTCTTAATAAGGGTTCCAAGGTTTGTTTGTAAGGAGTTAACCTCTTCTTGAAGACTATTTACGTGCTCGGCAAGAACGGTGTCGCTAAAATCAACCTTTGTTGTAAAGGACTTTACCGATGCGGGATATGCTGCAGTCACTTAATTTCCTCTCAGACCTAACGGTCTATTTTCTCTTGTTTGCCCCCTATTTACTGTCTTAACTATTAATGGGTATGTCCTGTAGCGGCTTTTCCTGTCATCTGTGACTCTAAGGTAGAGACCTTTCCTTCTAAGGTAGTTATCTTTCCTTCGGCTGTCGTCATTCTTGTTTCTAAACTTTTTACTTTATTTGCTAGAGCCATAAAGGTAGCGGTCAAATCTACCTCTGTAGTTCCATCAGAACTTTTAGCAGTTATTACATGAGCAGATAATCCAGTTAAAGAAGTTGTATTAGCCAAGGGTTTAATAAAAATCTTTTTATTTTTACCTTTATTTTTACCAAATGCTCCAAACCAAATAGGATATTCAAGATTGCCACCTTCAAAAGAGATCCAAACTCCCTGGCCAATTGCAGGGGGTTCTGTTCTAATTCCAGCAGGTTCAGCAGGATCTATCCATCCAGTAACTTGAGTTCCAATTAATTGGGGAATAGATACTTTTAAACGATTTTGTTTTTTGGGATCAGTATTGTTTTTTACAATACCCCTATATATTCCAGATAAGTTACTCATTAGATGGCTGCAATATTTAGATTTGTTTCTTTAAAACGCCAGATTTGTCCAGCAGTTCCTACCATAGTATTGGCTCCAGAACCACCTGTTAGGTGCAGAGCCGTAACATTTACAGTCTTCACACCAGGTGCTTGTAGCACCATAAACTCAACATCTCTTGGATAAATAGTTTCTGCAAAAGTTGCATTTACATAACCAAAGCCAGTTAAGATAGCAATTTTAATAGACTCTTCTACCTCGGCAGTTGTGTATTGGTCTGTCTTTGTATAAGCAAGAGTACAGATTAAATCTGTATAAGTAGGAGGTTGGACGGTAACCGTTGTTCCAATTAATACTTTATTAGTTAAAAACTCTTCAACACCTGTTTGTATACGTTCAAACTCTGCGGTTGGATCACCTGCATCATCTAACCCTGGAGCAATATCTGTATCGGTTGCTGATCTACTTGGTGCTATGTACAGCGTGACGGATGTCCAAACAGCAGCGGTCGCATTGGCTTTTCCAACGCCACTAACAGACAGTGCAAGATCTGAAAAATCTTTTAACGTAACCGCTCTATTACCAGAACGTAAGGCTGCTGGTGCTGAAGCACGAATTTGATCGTTAGTCTCAGGATCAGAACCACCTAAAGCGGCGGTTTCATTTGTTACCGTTACCGCACCTTGTACTGCAGTTGTTTCTCCCTCTGATAAGTTAGGAATAAATTCAATAGTATCTATAACTGCTGATTCAATATTTCCTATAGAACCACCTCCAACAGTATACAGCGCTCTAATTTCAGAATAGTTTGTTGGTATTACACCCGAAACACCGTCTCCAAAATTTATATAAACAAGATTATTATCATCAATAAATAATGAATAAACTAAATCATTTGTTGAATAATCAATTATGTGCTCAACCTGTGTCCACTTAGAAAACAAATCTCCATCTTGAACATAAACCTCTACAGAACCATCAACTACAGGAGATTCTCCAAGAACAAATCTCATTGCTGGAGTTCCAGTAGATGTTCCAACTAACTCTCCATATGTAGTAGTTTCATCTGCAATTAAAGTAACTGACCTTCCTTCAGAGGCACTTACGGTATACTCTCCAGGAGTTTCTCCAACAAGTGCGTCAATTACAGCATCAGCAACGGTTGTAAAATAAACAGTTTCAACGGTGTCATCAATAATTACTTGACCACTTACAACAGTTCCAGTAGGTATGGTTACCTCATCTTCAGATGAATTAGTAAAAGTAATTCCTACCGTGGCATTTCTATAACCTGCAGGGGTATAACCATAGGTTAAAGCAATGTTTAATAAACTCTCTCGTTGAGTTGCAGTTCTAATAAAGGATTCATTAGCAACTCGGTCAATGTAATACGACACTAAGTCGCCCATGTATGCAAAGGCTTCAACTAAAGCAACGCCAAAGTCTGCTGGATCAGAAGCATTCCACTCAGGAATACGGTCTTGTATTCTTGCAATTAACTCATCTCGAAGAGAGTAGTAATCTCTTCCTGTATAGTCGACTGAGATAGGTATATTTGATGGTGGCGCAACGGTCATAGCAACTCCTCATAGATTGGATTAGCACCTTGAGAAAATACCAACCCAATAAGAGTGCTAACAACCTCATCGTTTGGTAAACCATAAATAACCTCAACAGTTAAAGTACCTGTATTGGTATCACTTGTTACACTTGTTTGTTGAAGAGTTAATAGATCTAGTTGTTCAGCAAAGGCTTGTTCAACCGCTGCCTCAATCTCACTAGTTGCTACAGTTTCTGAATTAAATAAAGAGTAAGGAATTGTTGTTCCAAAACTTGGTCGCATCACTCTTTCTCGTAAAGTTGTTCCTAAAACAGACTTAACCCTATCGGACCAAATTTTAGATTGAGATTGAGTTGAAGCAACCTTTCCATAAGAATCTATGGAAAATGGAAGCGCAATTGCTTTTTGAGCCATTAGTCACCTCTCCATTTTCTAGGGGTTGTTCTGTATCCCGAAGAACCTTGCGAAACTAAAACCGTACTAGAGTTTAACCTAGTTTTAGTTGGTTTATTTTTTAAGTTTCCTATAATATCATTTTGTACATTCCTATAAGGAACAGAACCCGCAGATGAAGGCCTAAAAGCACTGGGCTTGTTACTACCCACGCCATCTGTTCTGCACTCAAAATCTACCTCATAACCTCCAGAAATAAAAAGATAATGTGTTGCTTTCTTTATGACCCAAAAACCATCCCCACCACCCTGTGTTCCACTAATTTCAACAGTTCTCCAAGGAGCAATTCTTGGATCTCCCTGGGCTTTGCCCTTTCCTGGTATGGATAATCTTCCTAGTTGAGAGGCTGCTTCTGACAAAGACCTAGCCATAGCATTGCTATTTACCACGATACTTGTTTTATTTTTAGAAAACAACGGGTCTTTAGTACTTGCTCGTACTGACTTTCCTAGTTTATTTGGTGAAGTTATAGAAGAGTACACTTTACCAGTTACAGGGTCTACACCACGCACCGTATTCTCACTTCTGCTGTACTCTCCAGAAAGTTCAGGATAATCTCCTATACGGGCTTCAAACTCATCTAAGGTAGGTGCTGCAAATTTATTCAATGGAGATACAAAAGAATTGTCAGAATACAAGACAGGTATTGTTGTCATAAATTGATTAATCATTTTATCAATTGGATGAAAGTGTAGTTCTGTTCCAGAGACTTGAATTCCATAACCAATTGTTTCTGCAAGTTCATTTAATTTTTCCCAATAAGATTTTCCAGATAAAGATTGTTGTGTAAAGATAGTTTTATGTGGAGTAACGTTTGGTTTTAGTTTTGCTTTTTTAGCAATCTCAATTGCTATTTGAGGAGCCGTTTTGTTAGTCCAAATTTTAAGATCAGTTTCTTTTAGAGGATAGGATGCTCCTACACATTGAATTTTTGTTTCTTGATAATCTTGATACTTAATTGGTAAGGACACGGTAGTGGCATAGCCTACAAAACTTCCAGAGACCTTATCGTTCTTCCAAGTAAACTGAATTGGAGTTCCAGTCTTTATTGCTTTAAGAATAAAAGGAGTTAGTAACGTATATGTTAATTCAAGAATATCGTGCTTACCCATCTCTTGATGAAGAACGACCTGATTAGGTTGAGCCTTAAGAGACGGAAAATCAGGATAAGAAACTTCGTAATAACTACTAAGTCTATGTTGAGTTCCTGGACTACGCATTTGGAATCCTTAATTGAGTTCCTGGAGTAATTTCTTGAGGGTTTATAATCTCTGGATTAATATCTAAAATTCTCCACCACAAAGAGGGACTTCCTAAAAATTTTGTAGCAAGTAAATCTAAGCGGTCGGTTTCAACCCATTCATATATAAAGTATCCTAAATAAGAAGTTGGATAATTTCTAAAAACTGTTAGATGGTATTCCTGTTTACCTGCATGCCAAGCCTTAAATAGAGTGCCATCAACATATCTGCTATCTAAAAAAATCATCGGTTATCCTCTGGTTTCAATCCCACGTCATTGTATCTTCCACAAGATAGGGATACTTGAGAAAGAACAGGAACCATTCGATCATTAAAAATAGTATGACTAACGTTTATTCCATTTAATCTAACCAAATATCTTAATCCATCTCCTAAGAATAACTCTATTTGAGATCCAATTAAAAATCCCCAATCAGCACTTTTACCATTTAGAATGGTTTGATGTATAGCATTTGGTCCATTTATAACTCTGAACAAGTATTCAAGATCGTACATAGTTCCTTTTTTATAAATGGTTTTTAAATCTTCAACTCTACTAAGAGTATTAACTCCTGAATATGGATTGTTTTCTCCTGGTGCCAATCCATTTTCATCTAAGAAATCCATATCTCCAATTCTGTTTAGTAATAAAGTAAAATCAATAGTAGACAATCCCACACCACTTATAGGAGCAAGTCCTCCTGCAGCACCGCTTCGTATTACATTTGGATCTACACCCTCTAACATTCCCCAACCCATGTTTACTTCAGTTGGGTTATACAAAAATTTAAAACCATACATTGTTGAATCTTCTTTATATATTCCAGTTTTAAATTTCCAAGCAGCACTGTTTGTAAGATTAAGTGGCATTTGTATAGTGCCTTTTGCAATAGACTCACCAAACATATTTCTAGCATCTGTGTAGTTTCCAGCCCCAGTAACACCTCGTTCAGTGCTTCCTCCTTGAGGAGAATCTTGTCTAAAGTATGCAGACTGAATCATTGGTAAGTTATATACGTACCCAGTAAAAGGTTGTGGTGCTGGTGGCTCTGGCGTATCTTCTGTAGCAGGTTTAATCTTTTTTTGTTTTTTATTTGTATCTGGCTTCGTAATCCCAGAGTCTTTAATAGACGCATTAATTACTGCTTTATTTGCAGCAACTAATCCCGCTACAATATTTCTACGCTCTGTATTTACTCTTGCTTCATCGTCTTTTAGTTTATCTAGTTTTACTTTTTGAGTATTATAGATTCCAAGTCCTACATCAACTCCAGCGGTATCACCAGCGGCTCGTGCTGTTTGTATGTTGGCAGATGTAATACTTAAGTCTCTCTCAGCGAGAATAATTAACCTTCTATATTCATTTATCTGTGTTACTAAATTTGATAATTGATTTGATTTACGGGCTTTGTCTCTAGCAGCAGCAGCATCAGCCACGCCTTTTGCTCTAGCACTATTTCGTTCCGCAATGATTTGATCAATAGTTTTAACATATTGATTTGGATTACTGTTTTCTCCAGGCATTATTTACCTCCCACTTCTTGAAGGTCTTTATCTTTTAACAAAATGTCTTTTACTTGTTTAGCCAACTTATTGGCTTCTGCTGCCGACGCATTGGCTAAATTAACAGTTATATTAACTGTTTTGTTTCCCATGCTAGCCGAAGCGGTGCCAGAGGTATGCTGTAAATATTTACCACTGGTATAGGTAGTCCACGGATTAAAGTTTGTTCCACCTTTAGAAATATCGTACGCAATTCTAGCGTTTATAAATGGATCAAGTAGACTTTCTGGACCTGTATAACCTATTGATTTATACTTTTTTAAATAGGCTTCATTACGTTTAACTCCCATATTAGGGTTACGTGGATCATTATTTTCCATATTAATTTGAAATAAGCCATAAGATTTATCAAGACCCTGCATATTTTTTGCTCCAGGTCTTCCACCTGATTCAGCCTTTACAACTCCGTATGCAGTTGTTAATGCGTCGCCTCTAAACCCAGCATTTTGTAAAGTTTGCGATAATTCAGGATCCATTCCAGAAGTCATCTGGGTTCCTGTTTGAGATGTTTGGGCTGCGTTAGCGGGAGTTCCAAACATATTTTTTCCTAAAAATTTCAATCCTTCATAAGCAAGCAATGCGGTGCCAACATACGGTACAAATCTTAATGCGGCTTTTATTCCAAACTTTGCTGCAGTTGCACCAGCCACAGCGGCCGTAGTTCCACCAGCAACAGCAGTAGTTGCAGCAGCGCCTCCAGCAGCAGTAGCAGCACTAGCAGCAGCCCTAACGGCTGCTCCTCCCAACATAGTTCTAACACCTTTTGCTACTAATAAAGTACCCGCTGCCCCAGCAACTCCTCCAACAACTCCGCTAATTGCGGATCCAGCATTTGTATTTGAAAGTCCTTGAACAAATCCTTTTGTCTTAAAAAATCCATCTGGCAATTTTTCTAGTTGTGCATTTAGTGCAGCCGCTGCAGTTGCTGCTGACTCAAAACCAGAAATCATTGGCTCAGTACCACGTTCCATTAAGGAGGTCATTGATGTAGCAAGTTTCATTTGTGCATTTAATGGATTATCAGCATTAAATGGTAGAGTTGCTAAGTCACCTAGAGGTTTACCAGCAGCCATGTTTATAAGCATTGGTTCTAATATGGCTCGTTGTTCTGGTGAGAACATCTGCATATCTACTGAACCAAAACCTGCTCGTAAGTTTGTTGACATCTGTTCAGCGGTTGGGTTTACTCTCCCACCCATAGTCATACGACCGTAAAGTTGTTGAGCAATTGCTTCTGTAGAAAGAGGTTGTCCCGTACTTGGATCAGTTGTATTTATACCAAACTGATAAAGTTGTGCTCCCATTGTTCCAGTGCGTAATCCACCAATAGCCTGAGCAGCAGTAGCATTCTGCATTCCAAAGTAACGACCAACACCGCCCACTTCACGCATCATTCTATTAAATGAAGATGTTCCTGGCATAAAGTTATAACCTTGAGAGAGCATTGACGCTGCGGCTACATCATCGCCAACTCCAGTTATGCCACCACCTAATGCACTAAAGGTGGCCGCAGCAACTCCTGCACGGTTCATCATTCCACCAGTACGTAGTGAACTCTGATAGAAGCCAGTTGCACGAGATACAGTCATACCAAGATCTGGCATCGCACTGTAGGCTGCTCCTGCAACACTTAATCCAAGTTGAACTCCAGCAACACCTGCAGCACCTGTCTTTGAATAGATCCAAGGCATTGCATTAGTGCTACTACCTGCAGGTGTACCACCTGCACCATTACTAAATTGAGCGTTACTACTTCCTAAACCTAATCCAGGACCCATGCCAACACTTGGCATCATTATGCGGCTTACTGAATCTAGAGACTTTGTTGCAACTCCACCTATTCTTTTGAGAATAGATTCAAAGGCATTAAGTTTTTTTAGAGTCTGATCTAGACCAGCGTTTACATTGGAAATTTGCGATACGGGATCTTTAGCCATTACTCATCCTTTCGTATCGCACTCTTGCAACCTCTAACCAGTTGCTTCTTTCTCTTTGAGATAAACCTTTTATCTCAGATAAAGACCATCCATCGTTGTACTCAGATAACGCAGACCATTCAGAGAATAATCTGGCGTAACTAATCACATTAGAATTGAAATAAGGATCCTAAATTAATAGGAACCGTTACCTCACTTCCTGTATCGGGGTCTGTAACAACTATGTCTTCAAACTGTGGCCCAGGGGCTCGTTTGTTTATCTCTTCAATAATCGTTCTACGATCAACAACGCTAAGTGCTTGCACTTGTGCTTTGCTGTATACAGGGGCCTCTCCTATACGAACTAAAGTATTTTCTAAAACAATAGTAGTTAGTTCTGCAGGAGTCTTATCTGCATTGTTAATCATTTCTCTTTGAACAACTCCGTTGGGCAGTTTTACTGTGTACTCAACGGCTTTACCTTTAACGGTAAACATTCGTTCATTTATAGGATCTGCTAGGAACTTAGTTTTAATGTCAGTGTTAAGATCAATCTCAACAAACTTCTGTTCGCCATCTGAGAATATTGGAAGTTTTGCTGTAGTTCCAAAAGTGGCTTTAATGATGCCAAGCAAAATAGCATCTCTATCGCCAACTAAAAGTTCATCTAATAACTTATCACTAGATGGTTCATTGCCAATTTTAACGGTTCCTAATTGTAAGATAGTTAAAATTGCTTTACCTAAGTTATTAGTTTTAGAAATAACTTCTTCATCTTTACCTGTTAGTTCACGAACCTCTGCAGTTCTGATGACCTCCCCAGCGGCGTTTATATAGCCGCCAGGAAGTTCAACAGTTGTATCTGAAGGAGATACGATTTCAGGCGTTCTTTCTTTTGGCGTTTCAGTCAACGCCTTGTTTAACATTTGGTTTGCTAATGCGGGATTAACCGCTGCGCTAATGGTATTCGTCATTGTTATCCTTTGTTAGATTATGCGGTAAATGCTGCTGCGCTAGTTGCTAGAGATGATGCAAAGTTGATATTGAATCCCTCGTGTACCAAGGTCATCTGTTCAACAAGTAAAGCATTATCACCAGCGTTTAGGTCTGAGTATGCTACAGCGGTTGGCCATGCGTTATAAACTTCAAAACGCATTGCTATGTGATCAGTTGCTGATGGAGTGTTCTGAGGAGTTTCACCCGCTGATGGAATTGGATGAGACAGTACTTGAATCTCTAAGTTGCAACGGAAGTTCTGCTCTTTACCACGGGTAGTTCCTCCACCTTGTACTGTAGCAAACAGATTTCGCATCCACTCATAGTTTTGATTAGTTCCAAGAATTACACCACGTTGTAATGTAATCGGAGCAAAGGTTGTTTGCCCTGGAATCTGGTGAACAGTGGTGTTGTATCCACCTTCACGGTAAGGAATAGAGTCGGTTGTAACCGCCATTCCAGAGATTGATGTAAACCCAAAAGTAGTGGCTGCAGCCAAGTTTGTTGTTGCAGTACTTGCTGTTGGGATAGGTTTAAACGTAACTAAAAATCTAAAGTTACGTAATGGATCGGTAATTAAACTTGACCGATTATTAATGATTGTAGGCATTTATTTATTATCTCCTTCGGATTAGTTCAGCGTCTTTTGGCTGAGGTCGATGACGATGAACTCTGCTGGGTATTGAAGAGCAACACCAACTTGAATGTGAACTTCACCATTTGCAATATCTGCATCTGAGTTGTTCTCTGCGTCGCACTTTACAAAGTAAGCCTGTGATTGGGTTGCTCCACGAAGACCACCTTGATTGCGATACTCACTTAAGAAGGAACCGATATTAGTATTAATACGGGCCCATAATCTTTCGTCATTATTTTCAAATAATGCAAACTCTGTTAAGTTCTTTAGATTCTTGCGAATATAAATTAAAGAACGACGCATGTTTACATACTTGTTTGCAGTTCCATCTTGCTTTAATGTACGAGCACCCATTACAGAAAGACCAGCGCCAGGAATTTGACGAATTGGATTTACTGGAGAAGTACTTGCATTCATGGTATCTAACTCTGCAGATGTAAATGTTTTTTCTACAGAGACGATTCCTAGCACTGGAGTTGAAATTCCAGCAGGTGCTTTGAATACACCACGGCTTGCATCTGTTGATAAGTAAAGACCAACAACTGCGCCAGTAGGTTCAATCTTACGAAGTGCTCCAGAACTACGTCCAAGTGGATCTGAAATAAAGATATTTGGATAGTAGACAGCAGCGTTGCTTGTATCAGTAAGAGATCCAGCAAAAGAAACAGCATTTGCTACTGTTAGATCTGGATCAGTCCCAATAACAACAAAGCCGTTATTTTCTTCTGCCCAAGAGGTTGCTGCATCAAAGACTGCAACTGTTCCAGATGCTAATGCATTTGCAACAGGTAGGAATAGTACTAGTGGACGATCAAGAGAAGTAAATCTCTCAAACACTGAATTAGCAGTTCCTTTGTATGCAGTGTAGTCAGTAGATGCTGTAGCAGTTCCATTTGAACCACTTGTTAGTGGGTAGGTTGCTAGAGTAATAGATGCACCAGCATAACCACCAGCAACAGATACTGAGATGTTTGGTGAAATAATGTTAATTACTGTTGGAGCATAATCACTTGAAGTAGTGTCATCAAACACAATGTTTTCATAACGCTCAAGTAAGATGTCATCAGAAATGTCATTTGCTACACCAGACTCCTTGTAAAGAGTAAGTGTATAAGTGCTTGCAACTTGACCAGCAGTTAATACAACACGAAGGTTGTTACCGTCTGTTCCAGCATTCTTTGAAGTAACAGTCGCAGCAGTTGCACCGCCACCATCTGTTAAGTTTCTAGAAGCAGCAACAGCGTTAGCCGCAAGTAGACGTTGAACATACAGTTCACGTCCGCCATTTGCAAAGAATGAGCCAACCTGGAAGGTGGCTGGATAGGTTGCGTTGTAACCTCCGAAGTACTTGGTAAATTCATACCAAGAATTAACAAGGGTTACTGTTTCTGGGCCTTGTGCAAAAGGTGCAACAACTGCGCCAGCAGCATTTGCAGTAACTCCACTTGGGAGTACTGGTGGTAGTAGGCGTTCACTTATGTAAACACCTGGACGGCTATAAGCCATTTTTTCTCCTAACTAGTTTGGGGGAGGGACCTTATGGTGCCGATTGAGTGTACGTATCGATGGTAGTGAACTGAGAGCGACCAAGGGTCTGACTTCCAGTTGTACCTGTGACGTTTATTTGCAACACTTTGTACAGATTGTTATATGTTTCAGGCGCAATCTCAGAAGAGACACGAACTGTCATAGCATTTACAAACAGTCGTTTTCCTTGTTCAGTAATATCTCTCTTAGATATATCAAGAACGTCTAAACGACGAGTAGTTCCAAATACAGTATTTGGTCCTGTGTTTAACACAGCAAACCGTAGTGGAACTTTTGTAAATAACAATTGAGATAAAATTTGACGATCATGACGTGGTTGACGAGAGTATGAAGTAATTTGGTAATCAATATTTACAGGAATTGGATAGTTAATTTCCCAGTTATGTTCATCATTATCCCAAGCAGTACTTTCGCCAATGACTGTTGGGTTAGTTAAATACGCTGGCTTTACCTTGCCTCTCATAGCACGAGAGAAATCTTCAGAGATATCGACCATATCAATAGTGATGTAAGGGTATGACTGAGCACGAATTTCCTGGTCAGGTTGTCCAAACCAGACTCCTACTTTTCTAGTAGTACCTGGTGTAGCAGTGCCACCTGAAGCAACACTTGCAATGTTTGCATTTGTTTTTGCATATTTAAATGTAGTAGGAGTTGGAATTAATGTAATGTTGTAGGTGCCATTAAAGGCAGTTGCAGTACCCGCAATAGTAACTGTGTCTCCAACTTCAAAGCCATGTTCTGTAGATGTAGTTATTGTAACTACATTATTAGTAAGCGCTCTATTTGTAATAGTTTTTGCCGTAGCAGAAGAGGCCTTCTGATCAGTAACAGTCATCTCTTTTAACAAGTCTCTCAGCGCTTCATCTTCTTCTAAAAGGAAGGTCATAGGTAGCCATCCATATGCTGCATGGTGCGGGCTAGCATAAACTTCTCAGACTCTTGTTGACGATTGTTAAAGCGACGCATAGCAGCAGTTGGTTGAGTGCTTGGAGTTCCGTACTCAAGATCTAATATATCTGCCTTGTGGTCTGGGTTGCCGTGAATAGTAAAGGAACCATCAGAGTAACGGACATGGAGGTTTCGTACAATTTTTTCAGGCCAACCTGATGCTCTAGCCTCTGATCGTAAATGAGCGCCCATGAACCTTGTAGTTTCTACACTGGCTCTATTTAAAGACTCTCTGGCTTTTTTTAGGTAGGTCACTTCTTTTTCTTCGCTTTCGCTTTTGCTTTGGAAGCAACGTAGACAGCACCAGCAAGATAGGCTGCGGTTGTACCTGCAATTAGCGATGCGATAGCGGGACGCTTTTCTTTAGGGCGGAATCCAAACACACCCCGAATAAACTCTTCACGTTCGCCTTGATTATTAATCTCAGCGGCTTGTTCGTACCAAGGCTTGTAAGCCATAATAAATAACCCCTTTATCGCAACCTGTGGGAACAGTATTCAGGCACCGCAGCGGTGTTCTGATATAGCAATGATAAAGAAGAAAGGCCCCTTTCGGGGCCTAACTACTTATTTCTTTTTATTGATATTAGACGATTTTCTTTTTCTTTTTCTTCTTTAGCGCCTTAAAATCTGCGCCAGTAATTTTATCAGCAGGCTTTGCAGCGTTAGCAATTTTCATCTGCTTAGGGCTTAGTGACTTCTTCATTACTTACCTTTCTGGCAAGTGGAACACTTGCACTTGCAGTTCTTCATGTCGCACTTAAGAGCCATTATTTTTTGTCCTTCTTCTTCTTATCTGTCTTCTTCTTAGCATACTTTTTATTAGCAGCGGCTAGAGTCTTCATGCCATGCTTGTTCTTAGGCTGCATACAGCCACAGGTAGCGCACATTACTTACCCTTTGGCTTTGGCTTGGCTTTTGGACCCTTACCAAATCCTGGCTGACCTTTTTTCTTACCACATCCACATGTTGCACACATTGGCGTTTCCTATCTATGTCGTGCCGTTTTTTTGGCAATTGATTTTGGTTGTTTTACAAACTGCTTCCCCTTGCTATTGCCTTCTGCTTTAGCACGGTTGGTAGCAGCCTTTTCTGAAGGAGTAAGAGTATCCCACGCTTTGTCTGGTAGGTAACGCTTTTTGCCTTTAGATTCTTTGCCATCTGAAGTGCGCCATTTTTCATTGCCCCACTTCTTCAGGGATTGTTGAGATTTTGCAAGAGCCATCTTAGTTCTTATAACCTCCGCCTGCCTTCTTATACTCAGCAGCAAGAAGTTGAGCCTTACGAGCAGACCATTCTCCTGGATCTCCGCCTTTAGTTCCAGCCTTTATCTTTTTAAATAAACTTTTACGCATTCCAGGCTTGGTGTAATTACCAGCCTCATTTACTTTTGACTTTGGTTTTGCTGCTTTTTTTGGCACTCTTAACTCCTCCACTCTTTGGTACACAGTTAGGAACTCTCTTACCATTCTTTATTTTAAAACCTTTTTGAACGTAACCTTCCCAACAAGCCACTAACAATCCCACTTTCTTAGTGCTAGTGCTTTACGAGTTGGCTTACCATTCTTTTCCATAGGTCCTGGCATACCACCCATCCTTGCACAGAATGATTTACGACGGGCTGCAGACTTCTTAGACTTCTTTGCTTGCTTAGCAGATACAGGTGGCTTTAATGTTCCGCCAGTTTCACGCTTGTATGATGCACGACCTTTAGCATTTAATCCACCCTCTGGATTTTTGCCTTCTTTACGTTGCCACGCTGCTGTCTTTGCCATTATCTTCCCTGACTTCTATGAGCATTGCTCTTGTGGAATTTCTGCACGGCCTTTACGCCTTGCTTTATGGTTCTTGATCCACCTTTTTTTGTGAGATTGATTTTATCCCACTTACCTTGATTTGTATTAGTGTGATCAACAATAACGTCGCCCTTTTTATTTTTAAAAACTTTATGAACTACCCTGGCTTTTTTTCCAGGAATACCAGTAGTAAGAGTTACTGGCTTTTCTTCCTTCTTCTTATCAGCCATCAGGTCACCGACTTCTTATGCTTATAACGAATTGGGGCTTTAGGTCTTCTCACTATGCCGCCCTTCTTTCGTTTTAATCTGGCACCGCCAGCCTCGTATTTACTCTCAGTAACATTTGTTTGAATATTCTTCTGTGGCTGTTTACCAGCCCTTGCTCCAATGTTCCTGCGCCGTCTAGCCATTACTTATTCTTTTTCTTTTTCGACATTCCCGCTTCGCTCATTGCAATAGCAACAGCCTGCTTCTTTGATTTAACAACTGGGCCTTTACCAGGACCCTTCTTACCTGAATGCAACTTTCCTTCTTTGTACTCCTTCATAACTTTTTCAACTTTGCCTTTTGCTTTTTTAGTTGCCATCATCATCCTCTTCTACTTGGTCATCTAATTCTACCGCATCAAACTCAAAGAGAGAGGGGTCTAATAACTCCTCAAAATTTCCCAAGGTTAGTTTGCGTATGCTTGGAACTGAGGATCGTTTACTAACTCCTCTGAGTTGACTAGGTTGCAGTCTATAGTTACTACTGAATAACGTTCAGCGTATCTTCCACGAGGCAAGACTCTTGTAGGTACAAATACCTGATCTTGGAATACGACACGATCCTTGATGTGTTGATTTGGATCAGTAACCATTGCTGGAATAAGTCTATTTATATCTGCTACAGAAACAACAAGGCGCAGAGTATCTACTACGTAAAATCCTCGTTCATTCATTATGTTTGTACCACGCATTAATTGCGCTAAAATTACGGGCAGATCAAATGGGTCATTCCATCTACGACCTTTAGTAGGATCTTGATTTGATACATCATAAACTGGATCTACATAATTTGCGTAGTCTGCAGCAAGGGCTGCATCATCCCAAGTCCACCAGTCAACAATAGTTCCAATAGGATCACGAAGTTCATCAACCATACCCTCATCCATAGAGAGGGTTTCAAACCCTATCTTAAATCGTCCTTGGACTTTTGAACCACGCATAGGTCAATTGTGAAGGCAAGCGTCGATAGTTACAGCCTGAATTATTCAGGTTTTTTTATATTCCAGTAGGCTTGATAATAGTTTATATCTAAAGGAAACCTCTTCATATGTTTTGCAGTGGCTCCAGTGTGAGCATAAATTGGAATTCCAGCCTCTTTTACCTTTCTAAAAAAAGCAATATCTTCACCAACAAAATCATTATTTAATCCAAGTTTTTCAGCAAAAACAGGTTCATTCAAAAATTTGTTTTGTAGAGTTATGCCTACCGATCTATGCATAAGAACAAATCCCATACCCGAAGAATCAACTTCTATTACTTGATTTTCTGGAAGAGGATGTACGTATTCAATTGTTTTTTCATCAATATTATTAAATATAACAGGAAGTGGTTGCATTACTTCATAGTCCGTACTTTTTGAAACAAAGTAAACTCCAGTTACTATAGGTTTTTCTATCTTATGCGCTGTATTCCAAAGTAACTTAAAATTATCAATAGATACATATACATCAGAGTCTATCCAAAATAACCAATCAGTTGTTGTATTTTTAATCCAATGATCAAAAACTATTTGACGTTGTCTGCTAATTTGATTTCCTTGAACTCTAAAAATTTCATTCAATTTTAAATCAGATTTACCAAGATAAAGAACGAGATGGGCTAATCCTTCTGTAAATTTACCATCTACTAAACCATTGTCACACCAAGCAATAGACAAACTTTCTTCAGTATTTTTAAAACCAGACGTAATCATTTATACTCCTTTTTATTCCACCACATAGTTTTATAAATATCAAAAAATTTACTCTCTAATTGTAATCGAATTTGATGTGAAGATTTTTGATCTTCTGTAGAACCTATTTCCATTTCCCAAGAATCTCTTTTAAAAGGAATTACTTGAGCAATTGGGGTTCCCTTTGGTATAAGTCCTTCAAAGGTTGTATCATTCATTACAAATGGAAAATTTACATTATTAAAATAGGTATCTGTATCTACAATTCCTGGAAGGATAGTAAATACTGATTCTCTGTGAAATGGTTGAACAAATAAAGTTGAATATCCTTTAGGTGTTTTTATAGCCCAAGGATTATGCCATTTGGGATAACTCCTATTAAAGTGCCCGTCAGGATGGGTAGGTGCTTGTTGAAAGTTATGAAAAGAGATTATATCTCCGCTTGGCCAATTAAACCATTGCTCACCATCTTTTATAGTTACAAACACATCTACTGGAGACAGAATAATGTAGCCAGATGTAAGTGCATCAAAAACAGGCATACAACGTTTTAAAGTAGCCGTAGTTTTGCCTTCAAAATTTAAAGTTTTGGTTTTACTACCGATATATGAATCTAAATTTTTATACCAATCAGGTATAAATTTTGAAGCAGGAATTGGAGGATCTAATTCAATTTGTGTTTTATTTATAAATTTAATTTTAATTTTTTGCCCCTTTAAAATTTAATTTAAATTTATTATACTTCAACCCATTCCAATAAAGATTCATTCCAGGAGTATATACCGCCATCTGTTGGGTATGCAACAGGAGGAGCGTACATAAAAGTCTCTTGATTTAAGATCCAAGAATCAAAGGGTTTTGGTTCAATAAATCTGCTGTATTGAGCATTGTAGGTATAGTTAATACCAGCCGTTACGTTGGCTAGTACCTCTACACAAGATGCGTTAGAAGAACTTTCAGCAATAGCAAGGTTTTCAGCAATAATTACATTAACTACTGTATTTTGATTATCTAAAACTGCAAATTTTTTCATGTGTACAGTCTCTTTTCTTTAGAAGCCACGTAGAACATATATAACACCAGGGCCACCTATTCCACCTACGTTGTTACCGCTGTAGGAAGTGTTACGTCCTCCGCCACCGCCACCTGAACCGTAGCCAGTTCCATTATTACCAGCGTTACCAGGATAGTTTCCACCATTTCCACCAGTGCCAATTCCACTGCCAGCGCCAGAGCCTCCAGGAGTTCCTGAGTTTCCTCCGCCTCCGCCTCCGCCATTTGTACCATCTATAATTGATTTTGTAAGAACAGAGTTAGCATTTCCAGAACTTGTAGGGCTTCCTGCTCCGCCACCTTCAGCAGGTGATGCAGGCTGAAACCAAGTATTTCCTCCGCCTCCGCCAGATGAAACAAGGTTACCAAAGTTAGTGGTACCACCACCGTTTCCATTTGAGTTGCTTGCAGTTCCACACCCATCACCACCGCTACCGATAGTTACGCTGGTGCTGCTGTTTGCATAAACTAATTTTGCAACAGGTACAGCCTTTCCACCGCCGCAACCAACTGTGTTATTAGAGGTAAGTCCACCACCGCCACCTCCGCCTCCGCCTACTGCACAGACATAGAGTAATCCAGTTTGAGTATAAGTTCCAGAACTAGTAATAGTGTCTAGAGTTCCACTAAGTCCTGCTGGGGCAACTGTTGCGGCAGTTAAACTTATAGTAACTACTACGTCAGTTCCAGTATTTGTTTGTATATAGGCACCTATTGATGCAGTTCCAAGTGCGTATGAAACAGTTCCACCTGATGTAGTTGTTGGTGTAGTCGTTTCACTTGCAGAAAAAAAGGTAACAGTTGCATTTGAAGATGCTGGACTTGTTGTAATTGTGTAAGTTCCAGTATTAAATGTACTAAGAATTTTATAGGTAGTTAATGCAAGAGGAATAGTTGCTGAAATCTGATCATTTTGAGCAGCAGCCGCTGCTGCGGATGGAATTGGAAAGATTGAAATTCCCACTAGACTATCTCCACTCCGCTAATATGAAAAAATACTGATGTTGTAGATGCAAGTCCAGCAATTACTTTAGGTGTTGCATTTGCAGGAATCACTTGCTTTAAATCAAATCCAAATACTGAGTTAGCAGCAAGAGATACAGTTGGAACAACGTTTATACCATCTATGGTTATTGTTGCTGTTGAAGTTGATGCTGCGGTATTACTAATAACAATGTTTGTGACTACTGTTGTAGTGCTTGAATTTGGCACTGTATAAAGGGTTGTGCTTGAGGTCGCTGCAGCAGTTCTTGCTAGGACCTTGGAGGTTACAGCCATAAGTTACTGTTCCTTTCGGGAGGTATAGCGGATAGGTTAAGGCTTTTTTTAAGCCTGTGTGTCCTAAACCTATGCTAATGTGAACCCATGAATTTGGTGCATAAATCCGTATCTCAAGGGGGCAAATTAGTACCCTTAATTCTACCTCACTCAACTACCTCTGGTATGGGCTTAATGAATCCATCTATCTTTGTTGATGATGACGGTGATATCTTAGTAAATATTAGGCACGTAAATTACACTCTCTATCATTCAGAAAAAGACCAAAGATTTTTTAGTCCTTGGGGTCCTCTCTCCTATCTACACCCTGAAAAAGACCAACGGCTAGTTACGACCAACTACCTAGGCCGTCTTGATAAGGATTACAACCTAATTAATTTTACTAAAGTTGATTACTCTAAATTTGATGTGCCACCTATTTGGGAGTTTGTTGGTGAGGAGGATGTCCGCATCACGCAGTGGGATGGCAACTACTACCTGATCGGAGTACGGCGTGATACCACGCCCAATGGGCAAGGTCGCATGGAGTACTCCAAAATTGAATTAGATAAAACCAACTGGACAGCCACCGAAGTTCAACGAGTTCGTATTCCTCCTCCTGTTGATGTTAACTCGTATTGCGAAAAGAATTGGATGCCGATCCTTGATATGCCATATCACTTTGTTAAGTGGGCTATGCCTACCGAAGTTGTTTGGGCTGATCCCGATAAATCTGAATGTAAGCAAGTACTAACAAAAGAAACTCCGCCAATCTCTCCTGATCAACGTGGTGGTACAAACATAGTTGCTTGGGGAGATTATTATATTGCCTTTACTCATGAAGTTAGACTGTGGAAAAATTATCTAAATCAAAAAGATTCAACATATAGACATCGCATGATTGTATGGGATAAAGAGTTCAACTTTGTTGGACTTACGTCGTCCTTTTCATTCTTAGATACGCCAATTGAATTTTGCGTTGGCGCAGCAGTTATAAAGAAGAACCTAGTACTAACTTTTGGTGTACAAGATAATTGCGCTTTTGTTCTTGAGGTTTCTAAAAAGGTTGTCAACGGAATGATTACGGAGGCTATGTCTTATGGACATTAGAGAGTTGACTTTAAAACTGGCTGAAAATCCAGTTGATGTTGAGAATAATTTCAATCTTGCTACTGCCTACGAAGAACAACTGCAGTACGCATCGGCTGCTGGATTTTATTTAAGGGCTGCTGAATACGGGTATAAAACACATCCTCTAATCACCTACACCTCTTTGTTAAAGATGGCCTTGTGTTGGGGTGCTCAAGGAGATAGAAACCGAACTGTTTACAACAATCTCATGCAAGCAATTGCTTATCTGCCAAATAGACCAGAGGCGTATTTTTTAGTGTCTAGAATTAAAGAAAAAAACAATGAATATCAGGAGTGTTATACCTACGCTGAGATAGGGTTACTCTTTGCAACCAATACCTATAATCAGCCACTGCCAGGATATGTTGAATACAACGGTACATACTGCCTACTATTTGAGAAGGCTGTTGCTGGTTGGTGGATTGGGCGCAAAGAAGAAAGCAAAGTTCTTTTTCACCACCTATTAGATGAGCATAAGATGTCTAAAGAGTATGTTAATAGTTGTCTAAATAACTTAAAGTTGTTTAACTAATGTTTCCTAATTGGTTTAAAGATGTAGAGAAGTACTTTAGACACGTACCAAGTGTTCCACTTCGTGCACTGCAGATCGGCACCTACACAGGAGACGCCACCGAGTGGCTACTTAATAATCGAGAGATTGAATATCTAGATGATGTAGATACATGGGAGGGCAGTGAAGAGACCGCCCATAAAGATTTAGATTTTGTTTCAGTAGAGGCTTACTATGATTCAAGATTTCCAAAGGATGGAAGAATCTTAAAGCACAAGATGACCAGTGATGAGTTCTTTATTCGTAACGCTAGTTCGTATAACTTCATATACATAGATGGCGACCACACCGCCCTACAGACCGCTATAGATGGCTTAAATGGCTTTAGGCACCTGGAATCAGGTGGGGTGATGGCATTTGATGACTACCTCTGGAATTATGGCGGAGGAGAGTACAGGGAGCCCAAGAGGGGCGTGGATTGCGTTCTTAATCTCTGTAAAGGCGAGTACACAATGATTGAATCTGGATATCAGGTATGGATTGAGAAGTGCTAGATAACGCTTGCTTTGAAGTCTTTCATACTGATACTGGAAATGAATTAAGAAACAAATCTTATGAGGGCATTTTAAATTCTATGTCTTTCTTGCCTCGTCTTGGCTCTCCTACTATGTACTTAAATACTGCTGATAAGGCTGAAGCATTTATTAATCAAACACCAGAGTTTAAAGTAAATACAGTTACTGACTTCTGTAAGCCAGGAGAGACCTTCCCACCATCATCTGGAGTTATAGGAGTTTGGGCAAGTGCTTATTTGGCTTATAAAAAGTTTTTAGAATCTGACAAAGATGTATTAATAATTTTTGAAGATGACATAATTATCAGCAATAACTTTAAAACTATTGCTGATATGTATATGAGTGAACTTATGCCTATATGGGATTTCTTTTCATTCTTTGTTCCAGATGATTCACTATTTGCTTATAATCAATCTGAACACGATATTGGTGAAGAACATACTTGCAAATCATATCAACAATGGTCTTGTGCAGGATACGCCGTAAGTAGACGTGGTGCAGAAAAGGCTATTGCAGATATTGAGTTTAAAGGAATTAATTGTCCTGTAGATTGGTATATTTTTAACTTTAGAATGAAACAAGAAGAAAATCAAATAAAATTTAATACATTTACAATAAAGCCACAGATATATAGACCTATAAAGTTTTTACAAGAAGCAGCACAATACAGTCAAATTCACAACGGTAGTACAGAGTTACTTAGTAGACATCCATAACATCGTTTATAACTACCTCATCAGTAGCACCGCTAGTACCTTGAGTGCCCTGTGTTCCTGTACCCGTAGTTCCTTGAGTGCCCTGTACACCTTGTGTTCCTAATGTTCCTTGAACACCCTGAGTTCCTTGGGCTCCAATTGTTCCCTGAACTCCCTGAGTTCCCTGTGTACCGTCTACACCTTGAGTACCTTGTGTACCTTGTGCACCAGTAGTTCCTTGGGTTCCCTGAATACCCTGATCACCCTTATCACCAACACGAGCAAATGTCACATATAAATTATCATTATTAGAGATTGATAGAGTTCCAGTTACATAAGCAACTGGGACGTTAAAGTATGCGCCACCGCTCTCATGTGTGTGAGTTCCTGTAACTTGAAAGAATGCAAAACTATTTGAGTCAGTAGTTTCTGTAAACTTAATAGTTGCTTTAATTCCAGAGGTTGAGTCATCAATTGTTTGTAGTAGTTGTGAAATGTCGCTTGAATTAAAATCAAGGTTGTCTATATATAGCGCAGTTGCACTAGAGATAGTTGCATTATTAAATTTTAAATTTCCATTACCTGGATCAGTATTTTCTGTATTAGTTAAGAAGTTATATTCATGAGTTTCTCCACCAAAGTTTCCTGTAGCACCCTGAGTTCCAAGTGTTCCTTGAGTGCCTTGAGTGCCTTGAGTGCCTTGAGTTCCCTGAGTTCCTTGAGATCCTAAAGTACCTTGAGTTCCATCAGTTCCCTGCGTGCCCTGAGTGCCCTGAGTGCCTTGAGTTCCTTGAGTTCCTTGAGTTCCTTGAGTTCCATCAGTTCCCTGCGTGCCCTGAGTGCCCTGAGTGCCTTGAGTTCCTTGAGAACCTAAAGTACCTTGAGTTCCCTGAGTTCCATCAGCACCTTGTGCACCAACAGTCCCTTGCAATCCTTGTACACCCTGTACGCCTTGTACGCCTTGTACACCTTGTACACCTTGTACACCTTGAGTGCCCTGTACACCTTGTACTCCTTGAACACCTTGAATACCTTGAAGACCACCATATGCAAGAGAGTTCCAAGCAGTTGATCCGTTACCAACTTTAAATTTACCAGTATCTGTCTCTGTTCCTACTTCACCAGCAGCAAGTGTTGGGTTATTAGCAGTCCATTGTGATTCAGTACCTCTACGAAGTTTGATTGTTACTGACATTAGACTACTCCTCCACCATTATAGGAACTTGTGTATACATCACTGCCACCTGCTTCGTCTCCTCCATCGGCTACACCTGTTACGGTGTCAGAACCATCAACTTCATCTCCACCCTCAACTATATCTGCAGAAACGTTTGTTGTAATTTCAAGCCACTCAACCCCATCAAATACATAGACATTTCTTGCTTCTGTATTGTAATAGATATCTCCAACGTACCTACCTGTAGGTTGAGTTCCTACGGCAAGTACGTTGATAGGTACGAGGGCTCTTTTACTCACGTATTAAGCCTTTACTACGACCCGATAAGTTTCACCTGATTGTGGAGCCACTGCAAATCCGATAGTTACAGCAGATGTAGTTGATGCAATTACATCAGTAACTACCTCGTTATAAGTAGCATCTTGTACAGTTACTAACACATCTCGTGTTCCAAGATTGTGTGTAATTGTGAAAGTTGTTGCTGAATATGGAGATACTGGAGTAATAGTCTCTGCGTGAGTTCCAAGTTGACCAGAGGTACCTTGAGCACCCTCTGTTCCTTGGGCGCCAGTAGTTCCTTGAGCACCAGCAACACCGACAGCACCAGATAGATTTACTGTCCATGAAGCGTATGTTCCAGTACCAACTTTGCTGGTTTTATTAAATGCAAGAGCGCCAGTTCCAGGGTTATAACTTGAAACGGTACCGTATTGAATATTACTTACATCATATGCAACAGTGATGTCTTGACCAACAGAGTAATCAACTGCTAGATCTGTAACCGTAATTGTTTGAGAACCAGAAGTTCCTAATGTAAATGATGTTGTAGAGGTTGTGGAGTACTTATCTCCATCAAGACCAGATGTACCTTGAGAACCAACTGTTCCCTGTGCACCTACTGTGCCTTGAGTACCTTGAGCACCTTCAGTTCCTTGAGTACCATCAGTACCTTGAGAACCTACTGTGCCTTGAGCACCAACAGTACCTTGAGCACCCACAGTTCCTTGAGTACCTTGAGCACCTTCAGTTCCTTGAGTACCATCAGTACCTTGAGAACCAAGAGTACCTTGGGTACCTACAGCACCTTGTGCACCAACAGTTCCCTGTGCACCCTCTGTTCCTTGGGCTCCATCAGTACCTTGAGTACCTAAAGTTCCTTGAACTCCTTGAGATCCAACAGTTCCTTGAACTCCTTGTGCACCTTCAGTTCCTTGTGTACCTTGAGTACCAACAGCACCTTGGGCTCCATCAGTTCCCTGTGTTCCTTGTGCACCTACAGTACCTTGTAAACCTTGAGTACCAACTGCTCCTTGAGCACCAACAGTTCCTTGAACTCCTTGAGAACCAACAGTTCCTTGAACTCCTTGTGCACCTTCAGTTCCCTGTGCTCCTGTAGGACCTAAGTTAGATACTGTTATAGAGCCAGCCATTGATGAGTGGAACTGACATACATAATAAAGTTGAGGAGCATCAAATGGAACTTCAAAAATAATAGTCCCAACTGCTGCGCCGTTATTTGTTACACCAGTGTTGTAAATATTTCCTGAACTGTACGCTCCTGAAACTGTTTGAATCCAGAACGGGTGACCAGACGCATTAACATTAATAACATATCTATGACCACGAATAAAAGACAGAGTTGGATTATTAGATCCATTTATTGCGTAAGCAGAAAACCCAGAGTTAGTAACTTCAAGAGTTATGCCTCCAGAGACACCAACTGTTCCTTGTGCACCCTGTGCACCTACAGTACCTTGAGAACCCGTTGCACCAGCATCACCAGTACGTGCAAAGGTTAACAGAACTGGATCAGAGTTTGATAAAGAACCAGCACCAGATAAGTATGTAATATCTAAATCAAAGAAGCCTGTGTCATCAACCATTGAGTTAATTGCATACATTGCAAACACTGCAGCGTTAGATTTCTTTGAAATTTTTACGTGACCCTTAATTGTTGATGTAGAGTCATCAATAGTTGCTAAATATGAAGCAATGTTTGTTGCATTTACATCTTCATCATCAATTACAAGATGAGTTGCACTTGCTAAGGCTGCGTTAAACCTTACATTTGAAGAACCTGGGTCTGACATTGTGGTTGATGTACTGTATGCGTATTCAACAGTTACGCCACCAAATGAACCTTCAGCACCTTGTGTTCCAAGAGTACCTTGAGTACCTTGAGTACCATCAGTACCTTGAACTCCTTGAGCACCTAAAGTACCCTGCGTACCTTGAGAACCAACAGTTCCTTGTGAACCTTCAGTTCCTTGAGAACCTACAGTTCCTTG